ATTTCCCTTTTCAGAATCTGCAGCTTTCAATACCTTATCAACAACTGCCTTTACACCAGAGTTTTTACCTGTAATTGTTGTTCCAATTAATTGATCTGTGTACTCTTCAATTGGAATACCTTGAAAATTACTATTTAATTGAACGCAAAAATATAATTGACTATAACCAATATTTCCGGGAATAACTTTAGATCCCTCTTTAAAAAAGTGTTGACCAAATTTTTCAATTTGATTTTGCAGTATAGATTGAAGAGTTGATAACTCCCTTGCTTGCACCGGATATCCGGGTTTAAATAAAACCTTGTGGAAATCTTTACCCGATTCAAAATCATCAAAATATGGGGCGACGTTTAGATTAGTTTGCTGTGGCATGATTTTTTAGAACTGCAAAATGACTTTTATGTCTTCTTTTTGGTTAGATGATCTAGTAATAGATGGTCTATTATCAACGTAAATAATTTTACCTGAGTATTTTTTAGCCTCTGGAGTGGATATACCGTCAGTAAATGTCTGACCAAGGTAATACGTCCTATTATTTATTACTGTTGACACACCTGTATAGGAAGTGTTTATTGCTAAATTAGAACCACTTGATGGAACAATCGTTAAACTACCACCTGATGCTGGAGTGCTTGTAAATTCAATTTGATCATAACCATAAGTTGGGTTAGTAATAGCAGCACCAACAGTATTAAATCCTGCTAAAGTTCTATCTTGCCATAACTTCAAAACACCAGTTGTTTGATCATAATTAACAACTCTTGCTACAGCTGTTGATCCAGTGGCAACAGTTTGAGTAACAAAGGAATCAGCAGTAAATGTTGCTGTACTGTAACCAGCACCAGTCAATCTTAATGCTTGTAACGCACTTGCCTTGTCTAAAGATAAGTTTGCAGTAGATCCGTATGCTTTTGGATTTTCTATAATACCAACTCTTGCAATTTGGTTACCAGTTATAAAGTCAGGATTCTCAATATCATTTTCAATTCTTGAATATAAAAGAACGTTAAAGGCACCAAGTTCACCATAGATATCTTTTCCATGTCCACCCGGAGGAGACATGATAACATCAAATGTGGGTCTGGTAGATCCTGTAGGAACTCCACCATTTACGAGATCAATATTACCAAAAGTGTAACCAGATCCTTGATTAGAAACTGTAACACTTTCAACTTGCTGATCATTGTTGACAACAATGGTGCACTCTGCTCCTGTTCCATCACCTTTAATCGGAACTCTACTATAAGTTCTATTAGCAGTTCCAACACCAACACCACGATCAGTGATAGTTACTATTTTAATTGATCCATCAACTGCATTATCTCTAACTGCTTGATCATCAGTATTAGTTGCCCATGCATCAGGAACTGGTATGAAATCAGTTGAATCAAATTTTACGATATCACCGGGTTTGATTGTGTAAAGATATTTCCAAATATATCCATCACCACTAGTTCCAGCAGATCTTGGCTCTAAATCTGTAAATGTTGGTTCATCAAGAGATGGTTTTCCATTTGGGTTGTCTGGATCTGTACCATTCATCAAACACTCATAAACTCTAAAATCACTATTAATTACAAAATAAGTTGCAGAATATAAATTTGTTGCACCAGAAACTCCCGCAGTATTAGTACGACTGTAATCATTTCGATACATGTCATAAGTAGTTCCAGAAGTCCACTGTCTTTTCTGAACCACTTGCCTAACATCTGAATTATTAATTTTCTTTAGGGCAATAGTTGTATCCCAATAATTATTTTCCTCATCAAAATTATCTTTTGGAGATGGAGGATCTGTATCCCAATCAGTTTTATAATCAGTTGCATTGGGTAATCCAATGAAAGAATAATATGCATTAGTGCTTGTCTGAACACCTGCGACAAAATTCTTTGCATTTAATATTCTAATCTGATCAGTTATAATGGCTGCCATTTTTTGGAACTTTTTATTTATTTATTAAAGATTTACACATTATAATTTTTAAACCTGAGAGAAGCAGATCTTTCAACACTTGCGGAGGTGGTAAGACCTACGACTCCATTAGATGTTTGTGCTGTATATGATGTAGAAATTGACCTAGAAACTAGATCTAATTTACCCCAACTATATTTACCATAGTTAGGAGATGATGTAATTCCTGATGTTGATCCAAAGTGCATTGGATCTTTAACTGCAGCGAATACTCTTCTAACATCAGTGAAACCAATTCCACTAACATTTATAGTCACAGTTTCCGCACTATACACTTGATATACATTATCTATAAAGGATACACCTGTACCAACCGTATCACCAGACACATCGAGAGAAACTATGGATGTAACTGCAATACCAATGTTAGAGTTATCTACTACAAAGTAGTCTCCTGTTGTTATTCCACTAACAGTTGTAATACTTCCAGCAGATAGTGAATCAACCATGTATAATGACTGTCTTAAGAATGAATCTCTAGGAATGAATAGATCCATCATGAAAGCAGTTGTACCAACACCCACACTTGTAGTTCCAAATCCAACAAGAACACCTTGATCACCATAGAAGTTTCTAACACTAACTTCTTCTTCAGTTGTTGTTGGTGGGCCTATTAGAACAACTGGTGGATTAGATTGACTGTATCCAGATCCTTGACTAGAAACTGCTATTCCTGTAACAACACCTCCACTGATAGTCGCTTCTCCAATGGCAGTAGATGTTGATCCTACACCAACAGCAGTGTTTGCAACACTCACACTAGGTGTAGCAGCGTATCCCACACCACCCTCTGATATCACAAATGATGATATCGTACCTGCTGTAGAAACCACTGCTGTTGCTGCTGCAGCAACTTTAGTTCCTGATGGTCTGACAAATTTAACTTTATCTTGGAATGTAAGAAGTGCAGTATTTATTTCATTTTTAGGATTAAAGAATGGTCTTACACTTTGTAAGTAAACCTGAGTTGATCCAACACCAACAGACTGAATAATATTTGCAGTTGGATTTATAACAGGTTCATATAATTCTCTATCTTTACCGACTGGTAAATCATTAATAATTTTATCTTCAGTTTGTCTACACCATTTGACAGGACGTATCATAGATTCAATATTTGTGTTTCCTGGCCCATAGTATGGAGTTGTATCAACAGTGTCTGTTGATGTAACTTGTGTTACAGTTCTTGGATTTTCTTTAAACCAAACCCCTTGATCATCTCTATTATAAATTTGAAGACTATCTCCTTTCTTAACAGTTTCAATAACGTTTCTGAATATAACGTCAACTTCATCTCCACTTCCTTTATAGAATAAAATCTTACAGGTATCTCCAACTTTAGGTGCCTCTGTAAATTCAATAACACTACCACCTTCAAACTTATATCCATCTCCCGGAACTTGAAGAACATCATTGACAAAAATTAGTAAAACATCTTGAACATTAATGACAGATCCTTTACCTGCTCTAATAGAAACTGCAGTTCCACTCAAAGTGATTGGGAATGTAATTCTACCACCATCGAATAATGGTGCAATATCATCAAGTGCCTGTAAAGTACCAAGAGTCCATCCAGTAAACTCATCTGTAAATGTTTTAGTAATCTCTGCTTCAAATTGATTATTAGCAGAGAAGGAGGAATCTGTGGGAATTCCACTTAATCCACCAAATGGAATAGTTAATGTTTGACTTTGACCATAAGCATATCCTGTATTATTAACACTAAAGTCAATCACACTTGAACCTTGACCAACAACTATGTCAATGGTTGCTTCAGATCCTATGCCAGTGTTTCCACTAGCATACTGTAAAGGTATATTTGTATATGATAGTGGATCATCAATTACAACATCCTGTGGTTTATCTACACGTCCACCTCTAGCATAGAAGTGTCTACGTGTTGAAATACCTGTTTGAACTAAGAATGATTTACTTGTTAATACATCAAGAACAGTTGCTCCGGGTGCAGCAATATCTGTAGGACGAGGTGCACGAATAATTGGTTGAACAGTAGGAGAACCAACACCAGTAAAGTGACTTAATACTGTTGATATACCAACATTAACAGTGAATGTTCTTTCACTTACAATTCCAGTAACAGGAACACCAGCATAACCGGGATCACCTTCTCTAGGATAGTAATGTCTAGTAGTGTTACCATCTTTTGTACAAGTAAAGATTAGAGATGACTTACGAAGTTTGATACTTGTTCCGGGATTTATATCATGTGTTCCTACACCAATTACTAAATCACCATTAGTGTGATAGTAAGTTGTTCCTGCTCCAGCAGTAGCAGGGTATTCTTTAAATGGACTTGTACCAACATTAACAGATATAGTAGTTGTAGTTGTAGCTGCTATTGATACGTTTCTTTCATAGAATGGATCACTTTCTCTTGGATAAGGATGTCGAGTTCCATGTTGATCCATTTCACAAGTAAAGGTTAAACCTCTAGTTGTAAATCTAATACTATCACTTGTTGTTAATCCATGATCACCTAAAGTTGCTGTTAATATACCACTTGTACCATCGTATAATACTTCAGTTGGTGTAAATGATGCTCCAGTTCCAACAACACTAATTGCTCCCGGTGTTGCTCCAATAAAGTTATGAACATATGCACCACCTTGTAAAACTGGGCCAGTTGTGCCAACACCAACAAAAGTATGAGGATACTGGAATTTTGGATCAGCAGGAGTTACATTTATTGTAATCAATCCAGTTTGTGTTGTAATACCAGATGCAGTTGCAGATTTGAATGTATGTGTATTTGTATTGCTTGATGGTGGAGACTCTAAAATTTTAGCAGAAAATCTCTTAACACCGGGAACTGATAAGACAGATAACCATCTACTACTTGGTAGATCTCCGGGTTGTGGTAAACTCACATCACCATCATCTGTGCTAAATGTCAATGATTCATATTCAACAAGAACTTTATCACCAGTCGCCATTCCATGATTAGCAGTTGTTGTAATTGTTGCGATACCTATCGTTGGATCAAATACAGCATTACTTGCAGTAAATGTATTTCCAACTCCAGTGACTTCTATCGCGGTGTCAAAGAATCTATCTCTATTTCTTGGATATATGTGTTGATATACACCACTATCAAGAGCACATGTGAATGCTAATCCAGTAAAGATTACATTACTACTCTTAGTTCCTATGGTTGTAAGACCATGACCAACGTTTGTTGTAACAGTCATAACTCCCACATTTTCATCATATACAATCGTAGATATCCCTAATGGTGGAGCATAATCACAAGTAAATGCAATTCCAGATAATTTAATCTCTTCACCTTGAATTAATCCATGATCAAATGCTGTAGTAATTGTACTAATTCCAGTTATTGAATTATAACCTATATTTGATATATCTCTTGGTTTGTAAATTACATCAACATTAGTAACTGCAACTCCTGTCAATGCTCCTCCAGTTCCTATGATAGCAGTACCAAAACCAGTTATATTTGTTCCTCTAGTTGCTTGAGTTTGAATACCAACATTAACAACTTGACCAATTCCATATCTATATCCAGAACCTGCATTACTCAAAGTAATAGCACGAATTGTACCTGCAGTAGAAACAGTAGCAGTACCACCAGCAGCAACCAATGGTTGATATCCAAATCCCTCAGTTGATCCAACAGATACTATTACACCACCAACAGGTAGATTAGAAGTATTAACATCATTACCTATAGATGTTGCAGTTCCAGTAAATCTTATAGATGTGATACCAGCATTCTCATTTAGAGTATAATTTAAGTTTGCACCGGGGCCTTGGAATACGTCATTGATTAGAATTACACCATTATTAGTTGCAATACCAGTTACATTATTACCATTTGAATAAAGATTAAAGTTTCTTCTATCTCCAGTAAATTCAGTAGAAATATCATCTAAAACAACGTTCTTTGCGTATGTTTCTTCATCGCTATCTTGAATACCAGAACGCATGAATGTTCTTCCTTGGAAACTTGACGATGTAGATATTCCAGTCCAGTCTCTTTCGTCAGGTGGATTAGTGGATGTTCCAAGTGGAATATTACCATAAGGTGCTTCAACAAAAGTTAATATATTTTCTACAATATTATAGTTACCATTAACCTTGGTTACTTGAGCACCTGTAGAATATCCAGCAAGTGAAGTTCCCATCCAAGGTCTACGGACTCTTATAGTGTTAGTGCTTCCAATACCAACACCTTCAATTTTCATTATCTCATCACCAATCCTGACCAGATCTCCACCAACAAATGACGTTATACCAGTAAATGTAAGTATATCATCTGTTGTAAATGCACGTTTAGCAAGACTTGTAGTTACAGAAGTTGCAACAACAGGAGATTGAATAATATTATCAAGAGC